GCATAACGTCTAACAACAACCAGTCGTCTGTTCCGCTAGTTTTCTTTCTTAGTACCCACTGTGGTTCAAAACCAAGATCGACACTGGTTATACCACCTGCTCCTCCCGTGTAACTCCCACACTTAATAATGTCCTGATCTGCGTCCTCACCAAATTCACCATCGCCATCGTTGTGGGCGAATAGGTAGGCTACGTATGTCCTTCCGGGAGAATTTGTTGAAACTGAAGTTCCTACTGTAAACACACTATCTGTAGGCTCTGTGTCATTCCATCCAACATTATCATCATAAGCGGCGTTTGTAAGGTGTAGATATAACTCCTTTGTCGCTCCTGTTCCCCTGTGATAGACCAACCAATTACTAATATTGCTTGAAGATTTAACAATAATACAGCCCGGCGTACTGCCAAGATTATGACTTACAGTCCTTGCGCTACCCGTCCCAGTATACGTCACCACATCAAAGAACTTTGGAGCCTTGCGGAATGTCCAAGAGACGTAGTCTGTTGCAGGAGTGGCATCGTTATACGATGGAGATGTACCTAACGTAAAACCGTTAGAGTTGAAAGATGTTATTCCGTTAGTTCTCGTACTTTCAGCACTGGTAGTGTTACTTTCTATTTCTTTGGTGTTACCTCTTTCAGTGTCAACTAACTTATGGTTGTTGGCGGAAGTTCTTGGTTTAATCCAAACCAACCCACCTTCACCATCTAGGTCAACACTGTTGGTGATCGTCTGAGAAGTTCCGTTTCCAGTGTACAAATACGTTGAGAACACCGATTCGACGTATGTTGCTTCACCTGCGGCGTTTCCTGCGGCGGCTTGGATAATCTTCTGTGCGCTACTCATTACGCTAACGCCTGCCCCGCAACAAAGCCATAATAATTTGAGCCTCCATCAGTCGTGATGAACACAAAGTAATCTACGGCACTTGCTGTGGCTGTGAGAGTGGGTGCAGTCCCCGCAGGCCAGTCAACGCTAGAAGGCCATGTGATTGTGTAGCCTGACGCACCTGAGTCCTGTACTACCTTCAATGTAAACGCAGAAGCCTTGCCAGATGATGCAGGGTTGCTGAAGGTGTAGGTGACGTTCTCTGTGAGCGTGTGAGTGAAGTTCGTTGCCGCACTCAGATCAAGTGTCGCAGCACCGGATGATGATGTGATTGCAGAAGCGTTCTCAGTGAAACTGCCAGTTGTCTCCAAAGCAGAAACAGTCGCAGTGCCTGAGTTGATGTCGATGCCGGTGACAGGAGTCGTTCCGTCTAGCAGATCGTCGATCGCGTCCAGGTTCGTATTGAGCTTGGTTCCCCAAGTGTCTGTGCTGGCTCCAACCTCTGGTTTAGTCAGCCCGTAAGTCGTGGTTGTGGTATCAGCCATTTAAGCCACCTTTGTCCAAGTATCTGTAGATGTTGATATTGTAACCCAATTTTGCGCTCCGGCAGTAATTGGCTCCCATTTCTCTCGTGCGATGCTCGCAGTCGAGGATGTAGAACTGATCAGTGCGCCGGACTTCCTGCGCCGTATGCATGTAGCGGTAACCGTAGCACTCGCAGAGCCAGTAGCAGCACCGACAACAGAGATTGCTCCAGTGCATGTATTCGATGCTGTTGCGCTTGATGTTGCCTCACCGTCAACAACAGTGACTGCTGCTGAGGATGTGCTAGACGTTACCGAGATCGATGCGGATGCGATCCGTACCCTGGTTGCAGTGGATGTCGTCGATGCCGTACCTGCTGCAATCGTGTCCAGCGGTCCTTCACCAAAGTAGCCGCCGCCATAAGCACCAGTACCGTAGTCATACTCACTGATGACCTTGAGGACGAACTCTTCACCAATCGATGCAGTGGAAGCAGTCGAGTTAACCAGAGCGCCGCCATCGCGGATTCTGATGCATGCGCTAGCAGTGGTTGCCGTGGAAGAGATCGTGGCACTGGACTCTTTGACGTGCGCCGCAGATGCCGTTGCAGAGGACGTAACAGAGATTGACGCTGATCCGGTCTGAGTTACACCCTCAACACCAAAATCAGCATCGCTGTATGTGCCGTAACCATAACCGATGCGGTTACTTGGCATCTACTTAGTCCAGTGAGATATCGAGGTCACCGGCTGGTACGCGGAACACATCGCCAGTCTCGATTGTCTTCGAGCTAGTCAGTGCTGCATAGGCCAACAAGTTACCTGATGTCGATGCATCCCATACACCAACGTGTGTCACAGTGCCAAAGTTTGCAGTCGCAGTAGCATATTCAACAGCACCAGAAGTGGTTGCCGTGTTGCCTGATACTGTGAACGCAACAGTCTGGCGGGCATATGCAGTGCCTGACGTTGATACTTCAGCGCCTGAGCCGTCTTCATCTGGGTTCGCAGTGTGCAGTGCTAAGTACAGAGTTCCAGGTGCGGTGTACGCATTGCCACCAAACACATGATCTAAAATTTCTGTTTCGAGAAAATTCGCAAAGCTCATTATCCAAGTCCTCTAATGTTAAGTCGTATCCCGCTGCCTGAGTTCTTTACTCGCTCTGACTGAGCGTTCAGTTGAACGACAGCCGCTGAGTACAATTGCGCCCAAACTTGGACACGCTCATCTTCCTTTAAGTATGGCGCAGAATGGAGCAAACTTCCATATAGGTAAACGTCCGGCGCATACGACAGAAGCCAGTTAGTGGTGTTTGAATCAGACAGTGCCGGTATCTTCTGGTAGTACAGCAGCTCAAAGTCTGTGTCCTCGTCCGGCGTTGGGAACAGTTCAAACTCACCGCGAACGTGCGAGTAGAATCGTGGTGTTCCTGTCTGATCGTTGCTGTTCTGGCGCTTGTCTGCCAGAGATGCCATTGATGACAGCTCAAGCACACCGATGTTGCCAGTCGTGACCTGGAACCGGATCGTCTCCAACCAGTCGGCTGGTACTTGCATGTACTTGTCGCCCTGAGACTGCTGACCTGATACCAGGTTCTCCATCTCCCAATGACGGATATCTCGGTTCATCTGGCTCTCTGCCAAGTCGATGAACGTCTCGATTGCTGTTGTCAGATCGCTGCGGTTTAAGAAGTCAGCGATTGATGATTTCAGCTCACTATATGTTGATATAGCCATTAGCGTTTCCTTGGCCGGTCATATTCGTTGCCGTACATTGTAGCATCACCAAGCTCTGATGGAGCCATGAAGCCCATGAGCGCATCAAGAAGCAACTGCTTGACCTCTTTCTCGCCTTGCTCAGACAACTCTGGTGATTTTGCAAATACGATGTCAGCAGCGGTAGCATCTTGTGGTAGACCTAAAGCGCCGAGTAAACCGCCAACGCCAATACTAGCTGCACCGCCCATGATGCTTGGCTTGCCTATGTTCTCAGGATCAAATGCGGCCTCTGTTGATCTTAGATCCTTTGGATCAAGAACCCTAATATCTACCCCTGACCCGCCAGCCAATGGGTCATACAAAACACTAGCCTTCACTCCCTGAGATCTTGCAATCTTTGCAATTTCAGAATCCGTTAGAGAATCGTCTTTATCTATTCGCTGAATTAGCTGGAAAAAATCTTCCTGGCCACCCTTTGGACCTAACAGCCTCATGACATTGCTACCATGCATTGCTGCATATTGTGGGTCAGGACTTGTTGAAATGCCTTCAATGTAATGCTCGTGACCTGTTGACGTTCTCAGCTCTCTTTCAGGGACCGTTGATCCCCTATAAAGGGGAGTGTCAACATCAAAGCCTTGCTCTCTAGCCCTAGCCATTCGACTAGCTTCATCCATTGGCAGCTCGCCTGATGCGATCTTCTTAGCAGTGCCTTCTGGGTAGCCAGCTTTGGTCAATCGTTCAATCATGTCGAACAGGGTTTTCATCAAGCTACACCTTGGAGATTTCTGCGTATTGTATCACCCCATGAGTCTGTTTGGGTAATGCCCTGCTTGTAGATTGCGACAAGGCCAAATGCATCTGCACCATGTGATGCCCAGTCGTGTTCTGGTCCGAGGCCAAGCCCACGAGCTTCGTCTCGCTTCTCGTGATACCAGCCAAGGGCTTCTCGTCCGCCTTTGGTGTTCTCGTCGTGGAACCGGCAGCTTGGAAACATACGTCTTGCTGCCTCGATACGGGACAGCACTGCGCCAGCGCCTTGGTTTGGGACAGACTCGGTAGTGAATCCAGCATCTTGCAAGTAACTCTCTGGAGTGACCTTGTACACCATGTCGTGTTTCCTACCGTCATGAGGTAGCACACACAGCGCGTCCTCGTAGCCTCGTTTCCTTAGCCAGGACACATGAGACTCGAACGGCTGACCGACAGCCTCGTAATAGTCTATCAGACGTACCTCTTCACCGATGTACTGGACAATCCAGACAGCAGTTGCGTCTGACTTCTTGCTCGTGCCGCCGATATCCCAGATCGCATGCAGCTTGACCAGTGGGTCTTTGCCAAAGAATCCAATGCGTCCCTCCAGTGCAGCCTCGTTGAGGTGTCGAGCGTAGTACGCACCCTCAAGCACTGTAGCGTACTCGCCTTCCCATACATGAGCATAACGATCAGGTGTCATGCGTAGGCAATCATCTTTCTCTTGCAGCAGGACGTTAGATATCCACGGGTTGTTCTTCCAGTTGGCATTGACTACGACAGCGCCGGTTGGTTTGTTCTCGCCACGCAGCAGTTGATCAATCGCGTCTGTTGGCCGGTTAGGGTTCCAGCTTGCCCAGATCTCTGATCCCTCTTTCCGCATTGTCGGAGTGAGTAGCTCTAGCGATCTGTGACTCAGTGACTGAGCCTCTTCGATCCATGCTCGGTCAAAGCCTTCCAGTGACTTAATGGAGTCAGCAGTGTGGTCTTGCATACCAGTGAAGATGATCACCCCGTCACCAGGTGTCTCGATGACCTCACGATAGACTTTGAACCCTGCATGCTCACCTAAGTTGTAAGCCTGGAGCTTGTCTTCGATCAGACGCTTGGATGATTGCTTGAGAGACTTCTGTACCTCTCGGATACATGCTGCTCGCATGCCTGGAATCATCAGTGCGTCTTCAATGAGAAGTTCAGCAAAGAAATGACTCTTGCCTGATCCTCGGCCTCCCCATGCGCCTTTGTATCGAGCCGGATGGAGTAGTGGCTCAAAGACCTCAGCAGTCCTCAATTGGAGTTTAGCTGCCATGATCTGGCTTGATGATCACTCGTTCGATTACTTGTGGAGTCATAGATCCATCGGAGCTAGTTGCATCGACTGCTTGCTTGTCCGAGTAATCGTGCTTGGCAAGAACCAGCTTTGTGATGTTGCTATTCATCTCGCCTGAGAGGCCACCTGACAACAATGTACGGTGCTGTCTTGCGTTGATGCGCTCCAACATATGTAAAAATCTTGGATGTTTTTCGCTCCAGTTATACAAAGTCTTCTGTGTCACGCATAGCTCATCTGCTAACCCCACCACTGATGGGATCATGTCGCCAAGCTCTCTGTAGTTCTTGAGATAGCCTTCTGCCTTCTCAATCACTTCATCGCTGTACTTAGTTGGTCTGCCTACAGGCATTTTTGTCTCCAAGACACGTTACATGTGTGCCTTATACCAGAACACTCCCATATTCTCCAACAATCTTGTCTCCATACGCTGCCTTATACTTTGGAGCTAATACCTTCCAACCGTATTTTGTTCTGGCGATATACATCTTGCGCTTGTAGTTTCTGGAATCCGAATCAACGATCTTCTTGGCTACATTGATAGCAGCAATAGGGTCACTAAGAGTCATGGCTGAGGATATCTTCTTTAATGTCTTCAATCATTTGGAGCTTGACTAGCTCTAGCACACCAATGACCTCAACCAGGTTCATGTGGCGTTCGTTACTGGTCTCATAAATGATATCAAGAATATCGTCAGCAAGGTCTTGTGATGCGTTATTGGCGAATGAACCAACCTTGACTTTTGACATGACAACCCTCCTTTTCTGTGCTGACATTTTACCATTTACGCAGCAGATTTCATACGCCTATACTGGTTTGCGATGTTCTGCGACTTGATGAAATTAAGAACCTCATCACTCATTCCATCTACCCTTGTCTGGGATACTTTGTTAGGCCATACACCGAACTTGGCCTTGTACTTGTGATTAGCCCAGCCCTCTTTGTACCCGCGAGTCTTGGCGTAGTATTTCAGTTCAGCCAACCACTCAGCCTTACGCTGTGATGAATACGCCTTGTTCGCCTTCTTAGATAGCTTGACCAGATCTGATCCGTCAGTCTCAAGTTTCTTGGTTGTCGAGAATTGGAATCCGCATGCACACTTGATCCCCGTCATCTTCCGACTGCACTCAGGACAATTGACTGGTTTTTTATCCTTTTTCTTCACCTGGCGTTCTTCGTTATAACGCTTCTCCCCATCATCCAGTGTGTCTGGCACGATAGTTTCAGCGAATCCAAACCGACTCACGTTGCCTGAGTGATCTAGGTATATCGCGCTCTCTTTGCCTTCCGATGTACGCATGATACGCCCGGCTCTTTGCACATAGGCAATGTGTGATTTAGTCGGGAAGCAGTCAATTAGGCAGCTAACCTTTGGTGCGTCATAACCAGTGTTCAGTAACCGCGAGCATGACAGGATCATGATCTCTCCAGCGTCATGTGCCTTAAACAACTCCAAGCGCAGTTCTTGATCCATGTAGCCATCGATGTGGGCTGCTGATATACCAATCTCTTGGAACTTCTCAACTAGGTACTTTGAATGCTTGATTGATGGACTGAACGCGATGGTCTGTCTGCCATAGGCTTGCTTCACCCAGTTGCTCACAATGTCACCCGTGAGTTTTGTATCGTTCTCAACAGACTCAGCGAGTGCATCTGGATTGAAGTCAGAGCCTCCGGTTGGAAGAGCCTTCATTTTGATGCCTTTGGTATTGGCTTCTGTACCACCGTAATACACAACAGGGCATAAGTAGCCTTGATCAAGCAACTCTTC